CACGAGGATCATGCGGTTGCGTTATTGGATTCACCAATGAATAATGATGCACGAGAACAAATGCTTCTCGACCATATTGAGGCGGTTAAAAACGAAAAGTATATACTACCTGAATTGATGGGAGCAACTATGTTTGATTGGCTATTGAAAAGCGGCAAACTAGATACCGATACAATACCTATGGAGTTAAATATAGCGTGGAAGAAAAAAGCCCGTGGAATTATCTTCGAAGAAATGCGTATCAATACTGCGAAATGGAATCGAATAGAACAAACACGGGGGCTTGAATATCAAAGAATCACAAATGCCATATTCTGCGAGTTCAAAAGACTGGCTTACATTTGGTTTATCAAATCACAAATTAAATAACATAGAAATGAACTATTCAGAATTTTTAGAATCAAAGCAAAAGTCTATATCCGTTTCGGGTTTTGACACTGATGAATTAAACACTAACCTATTCCCGTTTCAACAATTTATTGTAAAACGCGCTCTTAATTGTGGCAAGTATGCAATATTTGCCGATTGTGGTCTTGGTAAAACATTGATGCAATTAGAATGGGCATATAGAGTTAGAAATTACACAAATAAACCAGTTCTAATTTTAGCACCATTAGCGGTTAAAGGACAAACCATTCAAGAGGCTGCTAAATTTGGTATATCATTAGACGGTATTGATGTGCAGAACTACGAGCAGCTTGACAACATTGATTGCTCTGTTTATTCTGGTGTCGTGTTGGATGAGAGTTCAATACTCAAGAACTTTGAAGGATCTATAAAGAAGTTGATCATTGACAACTTCAAAAACACTCCGTATAAATTAGCATGTACAGCAACACCATCACCTAACGACCCAATGGAACTAGGTAACCATTCAGAGTTCTTGGACGTTATGAGCCGCGAGCAAATGTTGGCTATGTACTTTGTGCATGATGGTGGTGAAACGGCTAAATGGAGATTGAAAGGACACGCGATAGAGTCTTTTTATAGATTTGTAGGCACATGGGCTATTATGCTTAACAAGCCTCACGATATCGGATTTCACATGGATGGGTATGGTTTACCTTCTTTGAACATTATCGAAGAAATGATTGAAACCCCTAAGCGTAATAACGGTCAACTGTTCAACGATGCGATTATCTCAGCCACTAATTTCAACGAAGAATTAAGAAACACAAAAACAGAGCGATTGAATCGGGCTGCTGAAATAGTCAATAGCCGAATGGATGAGAATTTCATTGTGTGGATTAAACAGAATGAAGAAGGGGATATGCTTAAAAAAATGATTCCAGACGCGATTGAGGTAAAAGGTTCTGATAGTCCAGAGTATAAAGAAAAGATGCTTCTTGGATTTGCAAATAATGAGTTTCGTGTATTGATTACCAAAACTAAAATAGCACAATTTGGATTGAACTATCAAAATTGCAGGAATCAAGTATTCGCGTCGCTTGACTTTTCATTTGAGGGGCTATATCAAGCTATTCGCCGTTCTTATCGTTTCGGTCAAAAAAACGAAGTGAACATCCATTTGATCACTACTGACACAATGGCAAACGTAAAAACATCAATTAACAATAAACAAAAACAATTCGAGAAGATGCAAGACGAAATGAGCAAATCAATAAATATAGACCTTACAAGCGATAAAATGTCGGTTGGTGGTTTTGAAAATGAGATAGTTCGTAATGAACATTACACTATTCAAAGAGGGGATTGTGTTCAACTTATTAAGCAAGTAGATGATGAATCGGTTGGATTATCTGTATTCTCACCTCCATTTGCAGAACTATACACGTATTCATCTCATGTGGAGGATATGGGCAACTCTAAAGATTATAACGAGTTCCTTACTCAATTTGGATTCCTTGTTTCGGAACTATTTAGAGTTACAAAGCAAGGCAGGAATGTAGCTGTTCATTGCATGGATCTACCTATTCAAAAAGGTAAAGAGGGGTATATTGGGCTTCGTGACTTTAGCGGGCTATTATTGACTGCTTTTCAATCTGCGGGCTTTGTGTATCATTCTCGTGTTACTATTTGGAAGGATCCAGTTGTTGAGATGCAAAGAACCAAAGCATTAGGATTGCTTCATAAGCAAATCAAGAAAGATAGCACAATGAGCCGCGTAGGTATTCCAGACTACGTTATGATATTTAGAAAGGACGGCGACAGAACCGATCCAGTAACGAATACTGATTTGCCAGTAGATTTGTGGCAAAAGTACGCTAGTCCCGTTTGGATGGATATTGATTACGGCAACACGTTGCAGGGATTTAGAAATGGTAGAGATGAGAAGGACGAGAAGCACATTTGCCCATTGCAACTAGATACCATTGAAAGACTTATTCATTTGTATTCAAACAAAGGAGATACTGTTCTGACTCCATTTATGGGGATTGGATCTGAGGTTTTTCAAGCTGTAAAAATGAATAGAAAGGGCATTGGTTTTGAGTTGAAAGAGAGTTATTTTGATTTGGCGAAAAAGAATATTGATGCCGCTGTTGAAATGAAAAAACAAGCTACATTATTCTCATGACCTACTACAACACCACCAACGAGATAGGCGCGGAATTGTCCGCGTCTATTCAAAAGAATGAGAAACAAGAAGTTGTCATTCTCGAACTATTCAAGAAGGTTGCCGAATGGCAGCCGTCCCATATTTTTGAGTTACTAGGTAAATATCCAATCACTTCGATTCGTAGGACATTGACTGACTTAACCGCGCAAGGGTTTCTAATCAAGTCCGAAGTTAAAATGATGGGTATGTATGGAAAGAAAGAACACGTTTGGAAATTGAAGTTGAATGATTGAGCCTGAATTTCTAGATAAGCAACTTATAGCACTTGACTATCTTTCAAATACGAATGAGGTTGAGCAAGTGTTGTATGGGGGATCAGCAGGGAGTGGCAAAACTAGGCTAGGTTGCACGTGGCAAATCTTACGCCGTCTAAAATATCCAGGCACACGGTCACTCATTGGACGCTCTGAACTCGCAACCCTTAAAAAGACAACACTCAACACTTTCTTCGAGGTTTGTGAATACTTGGAATTGAAAGCGGGTAAACATTTCACGGTCAATCTTCAGTCAAATACTATCACTTTCTTCAACAAAAGTGAAATCTATTTGGCTGACTTGTTTGCTTACCCGTCCAATCCAAATTTCGACAATCTTGGTTCGCTAGAGATAACCGATTACTTTATAGACGAGGTTAGTGAGGTAACTGAAAAGGCGGTTTCAATAGTGCATAGCCGTTGCCGTTACAAACTGAACGAATACGATTTAAAGCCCAAAGGGTTAATGAGTTGCAACCCGTCGAAAGGATGGATATACAATGAGTTTTATTTGAAAGCAAAGAACGGCGAATTGCCAAAGCATAGAGCATTCGTCCAAGCCCTACCAACCGACAATCCATATTTGCCGCCTAGTTATTTAGAAAGTTTGCAACGCCTCCCAGAGTACGATAGGAAAAGACTTTATGAGGGAAATTGGGAGTTCGACGACGACAGTGATAAGTTATTCAACACTTTCAATCTAAACCAAATGTTTAGGAATGAGATTGTAGGGGATGGAACGTTCTATATCACGGGCGACATTGCACGATTCGGACGCGATAAAACTATTTTGATAGTTTGGAACGGTTGGACTATTGTAGAAATGGTTGAACTTGTCAGAAGTGGAATAGTTGAAACGAGTACACGGATTCAAGAATTGGTTAAGCAGTACAATGTTAGGTTGTCAAATGTTCTCCTGGATGAAGATGGTGTTGGAGGCGGCGCGGTTGACATAACCAAAGCGCGGGGTTTTATGAATGGATCAAAGGCGGTTCACTCGGATAAGTATGTGAACTTGAAAACTGAATGCTACTATAAATTAGCTGAAGTGATTGAGAACGGAAAGTTGAGTATATTAGCGGCATCAAATAAGGAGCGTATAATCAAAGAGTTGGAAACAATAAAACGGTATAGGTCGGATGCGGATTCAAAAAACCGTGTAACACCGAAAGAAGAAATCAAACGCATTCACGGATTTTCTCCCGATATAGCCGATTCAATGATGATGCGAGCCTATTTTGATTTGAAGCCGAACCGAGGCAATTATGTTTTACTAGGAAGTAAATAATCAAATAACAGAAATAATGAAAGCGCAAGAATTGAGAATTGGGAATTACTATTTATCTTTTGGTATTGACTTAAAACAAGTTGAAACGCTAAGTAAGGATAAAGTTTTGATTGACTTTAATCCAATCCCATTGACCGAAGAATGGTTGGTGAAGTTTGGGTTTAAACCGTTCAATTTTTCAAATAAAGAGAAAGGTTTTATTATTGAGCATAAAGATTGGAGCAAATCAATTTATGTTCGAACTTTTGCAGAACCAAACATTACTGGGTTTTTCACCGTGTTTAATCGTTCAGAATGCCATTGGGAAGAAATACAATTTATCGCAAAAGTTACCAATGTCCACCAACTCCAAAACCTATACTTTGCATTGACTGGCGAAGAACTTGAAATGAAATAATCAAATGAAAAAACAACCATTCTTGTTAACGCTATTCATTCGCGTTCTTGCATTTCCTTTCTTTACGGGAATGCTTTTAGTTGGTCACTTGTATATTTTTATACGTCAACTAATTGGATTCTTTCGCTACGGATCGGAAACGATTACCTACACATCAAAAAGAAATAGGATAACGATTCAAGATGTTTTCGAAGAACTAAAGAAAAGTCAATCTGAAATGAAATAATTTTAACACCCAAATAATGAATGAACAACTAACGGCAGCAATGCTGGACTTACCGCAGGAACTATTCGACGCGGTTCAACACGTGGTTATCCACACCAAACGAACGGGCGGCTATGCCATTGATTCGAAATGGGAGCGCAAGAAAAACGCTCAAATTGCACAAGAACAAGCGGCGTTCAAAGTTGCACTTGCTGAGGCAAGAAGATTGAAACAACCGCTACCAAAACCACCAACGCAATACGAGTGGAAACACTACTTTACCCCAACCCAAAAAACAGAAGGGTTTGGAATGCACTTATTGAACTATGTTCATGACATGATTCATAAATTCAAGTATGAGTATCTAGGTGTGGTGAATGGTGAGCATAAATTCCACAAGTTTCATGGTGACTTCTTGGCTGCTGACAAGCAAGTGTACAAGGACTTTGATAGCTACATTTACCTATTGAAGAACGGCACGACTTGGATGGTTCGCACTGAAAACGAGTTGCCACAACTTATGTTCGAGGTGCCGGACGATGCCAACAAAGTGTCTTTAGGCAACGGACGTTTTTACACACCAAAGAAACTCCAGGCGTTTACAATCGAAACAATCGCCGATTCAGTTGGATGGAGTATTGGCGAAACGGTTGCGCACGATGTTGATTATTGTTTAGGCAAAGAGCAAAACCCCGACACACATTTGACTTCTTTCTTCCCAAGATGGAGTGATGATGGAACGGAGTTCGCTACTTACTTGAGTGGCAAACGTCACGACCTTGTCAATATCAATTCACTTGTGAATGAGGCGGGACAAGTGTGGTCAGATTACGACATTAACATGGCGGCAATCAATAGCTGCGATGTTCCTGCGGATCACAAGGACGCGGAAAGTAAAGGCAACTTGGGCGAGTGTGCTGACGCTTGGTTTGAAACTGAAGCAGAGGCGGCAGCATTCTCATTCGAATATGATTTGGATAAGGAATGGGCGGTTAAACAGTTCGCGGTAGAGATTAGCGCGGCGAATGGAACGCCGAACGGTCACTACCCAAGACAAGTGGCATGGTTCAATTTAAAGACTGGCAAAGTTATGCAGTCGCCGTTTGATAAGTAAGGTTAGAAATCCCGACAAGGATAAGCCCCCGCGTAATTGTGGGGGCTTTGTTTGTGCTTTACGAATTATTAAAATATACAAAATGAAAAGAATAGAATTAGCTTATGGACCGTATTGGGAAACAGTTAAAAATATTGTTGATACCGATGGTTGGGTTTACACAAAAGAAGCCCCTCACATGTTAGATTATTATTTTACAAAAAACACAGAAAAGCAAATAGAATTTCAAAAATCTTTTGGGCCTTCTGGTGAAAATCCTAATTGGCTAACTAAAGGCAGCAGATGGAGACCTATTGAGCTATCATAATAAAAAAAGCCCTATCAATTCGACGGGGCTTTTTCTTTGATGAATAAATAGATTGGGCCCTATTTACAATCTCGTTATCCGAAACGGCATAACCCGAAACAAAGTGAATGCACCTACAATGATAACCGCAATAATAACCCACCAAGTAAATGATGTTGTGCTTTTTGGTTTCTCGGTTTCTATCCTTTCGCTATTGTCTTTCTGAATACTCACTAAGTCAACCGCGCTCGACCTTTCTATATACGTTTCTTTCGTCTTTTGAATGGGTATAATTCGCTTCTTTACTTTCGCTTTGGTACTTATTATTTTCGTTACCGTATCAACGCTTAATTTAACTTCTAATTCGTCTGTATCAATTACAATCTTGCTCGTATCGATTAAGTCAATAATGTAATCGGTCACATTTATGTCAATAGGCTGAAGTGTAATGGTTGTGTCAATAGTTTCTTTGACTGTGATAACCTCACTAGATTCTGTTTCAACCTTGTCTTTTGAATACGTGTCATTGGTCTGCTGCATCTTTTTGATTTTGCCGCAGCTTGAAAGCGTAATGAGCGCAATGATGAATAGTAAATTTTTCATTTTGTTATTTGATTGATGAATATTCTTTTTTCGCATCGAAACAAGGACAAGCCTTCGCCACATTTGGAAAGTCTTTGTGACCTTGCACAATTGCATTTGGAAACATTTTCTTATATGTACGGATAAGTTTCAATAAGGTTTCCTTTTGTGCTGGTGTACGGTTATCAATCGGTTTACCAAACTTATCCACCCCACCAATATAGCATAGGTTAATGATTGATGCGTTGTGACCTTTTACCCCGTTTGATGGTTGAGCGATTGAAAGGAGTTGGTTATCCTTTCCATTTGCCTCAATCATATGGTGATAGCCTACTTGCTTCCAGCCTAACTTTTCTTTCCAATATCTTTTTATTGCTTCAACTGTTGCATCTTGGCCAGTTGCCGTACAATGAATAACTATGTGAGTAATGTTTCTCATTCTGCTACAAATTTACCATTCTCGTCAAATGACTTTAGTCTTTTCAATATCCACACTGGTAACAAGTCGGGTTTGATTGCGCCTATATTTTCAATGATCGATATAGCTTCACGGACTAACAAAGCCGCATAACATAATTCTTCAACCCACATAAATATTGACTTAGTGACATCGTTGGTGCTGAAGTTTGTGAGGTTGTGAATAACCACTAAAAAGATTGCGTACAATACGCTTTTAATTACTAGGCCACCAAACCTAGCGCTTGACAATTTCCCATACTTAAACG